TTTTATTTTTTTTATGTTGGGTTCTTTTTTTTGTTTTGTTTGTCATATATTATACTACATATTATAACGCGGCACCAAAGCCTGAAAGGTTTAGACCAATACCTAAACCAGTACCTTGTCTAGCACTTACACCCATACTAGGAATATAAGTATCAAGAATGCTAAAGGTAGCAGCAGCAGTTAAAGCAAGTAAAACAATTTCTTCAATATTCAATGATTTTTTAGGAATAGCATAAGCAGCAATTGCAACCATTAAACCTTCAACTAAATACTTAATCATTCTTTTAACCAACTCACCGACATTTATAAGACCAGTCATTTATATTAAATAAAAAGAAAAAAAGATATTGATAAATATATTTATATTTATATTTATATTTGCGATAAAAAACTTAAATATAAATAATATATCTAAATTAAATGAGCAACCCTAAAAAACAATCATTTGAGAGAAAAGCAGTTAATGGAAAACAAAATAAGAAATATGTTGATTTATTAGAAGAAGATAAACCTATCGCAGGACAAAAATTTGTATGTGTATCTTTTGTTTCCCCTGAAAAAATTCTTAAACAAAAAGAGGTTTTTATGTTTCAACAATTCCTAAAGAAGTGGGAATTTAATAAATCTATGGAAAAATTTGTGCAGTTTCTAAATTTTATTTCTTATAAATATAATATGTCTTTTGATGACATAAGTAATGATTTTAAAGATTTTGTAAAAGAAGAAAAAGATAATTTAACTAAACTTGGCATTGAAGATGATTATAAAACATTTCTTGATAATAATGAGGAAGAATTAGAGAAGTTATTTGGTATTGAACATAATTTTCAAACAAGTACTAGAGGTATTAAGATTAGAGGAGTGTTTCCAAGTGTAGAAGAAGCAGAGTTAAGATGCAAGCTATTGAGAGAAATTGACCCAAACCATGATGTTTTTGTGGGTCCGGTTGGGCTATGGATGCCTTGGGACCCTGAAGCATATAAAACAGGTCGTGTTGAATATATGGAAGAAGAATTGAACCAACTAATGCACGAAAAACAGAAAAATGAAAGTCAAGCAAAAACAACTTTTGAGCAAAGAGTTAAAGAAGCTAAACAAAACGCAATTGAAGAAAATATTAAAAAGGCAGAAAAAACAGGCAATTTACTTACACAAAGTATTGATGAAAATGGCAATTTAATTGGAGTTAATAATTTGAACACACACGAAAAAACATTTAAGGATACTGAAAATGTATCATCAACTGATATTTGTAAAGAATTATTTGAAGGAGAGAATATTGTTATGGGTAAAACAGATTACGGAAGAAGTAAATTAATAAGTGGACCATTTGCAAATAATAAAAAAGACGTGAAGGAAGAATAATAAAGATGAATAACCATCATAGACGAAACACGCTATTGTTTTTATAGTTTTTATTACGCTACTTATATCTATCGCATGAAATATAATTATAATATATATAAGTTATAACTATATTTGTATATTCAACACGTGTTATTCAGGACAATTTAGTTGGGACATTTTATTTGTTTCATAAGGTTATCTGGATCAATTTTTCCTAATAATAAATTAATTTTATCAAACGATTTAGTAATCAAGTCATTATTTGTTAATGGTATTTCAAATATAATAGGAACATTTTTAGAATATTTCTTGTAAAAATCTTCTACAAGTTTATATATGTCGTCTTTAATTTGGTCTTTTTTATTATTTACAAATTCTTCAAAATCACTGCCTTCCATTAATGGAAGTATATTAAAATTTTGAATTATTCGCTTAGCAGTAAATGGATTTATTGCATAAGAAAATACTTTTGTTATTGGTTTTCCTTTAAACAAAATTTTATTGCCTATAAATATTAAAAAATACATTAATAATGTATTGTATTTTTTATTTTCATAGTTCGTATTTGTAAAAGAACGAAGTTCTATCTCTTCATTTTCAAGCGGACTTAATTGAATACTTGATATACAGTTATTATTATAATATAAACAAATAAGAAGACTGTTTTTTTGTTTCGAATATGCGTTGATTTCACCTTCCATATTTTTCATTATACCAAGACGAATCTCTAAATTTGGACATTTTTGTTTTAACAAATCATTTATTTCACTTAATGTTTCACTTGTATTTGATAGATTAAATAACGAACCTCCTAAATACCTTTTATATTTTCTTTTTCTACTTTTGTTTTGAGACTGGTTAGACCTTTTAGTTTTTTTCATTATATTATATAATAATATAATAATACAATTATACAATTATACGAATATACAAATAGATCATTATACGAATATATAATTTTGTTTCCTATTACCATTTTGTTTTTTTTACACTTATTTTTTGTCCACTACCTCTTTTTTTATTTGCATTTGGATCATATTTTTCTTCTTCGTCATCTGAATCATAGTTTTTGGCAAGTTCCCAAAATTCTTTTGAACCTAATTTGAAATCATTATGATTATCGGCTTTGTACCAAAAAACCTGGTCTTGCAGTTTATTGGATTTCACATTGTTGTTTATAACTAAACACTCATAATTTTCTGTACATTGGTCCATTATTTGACAAAATGATTCAAAAGTTGGAAACATACCAGCATAATTTTCATATATTCTTTTTCTGTTTGCAATATAATTTTCTCTCAAAATAAAAACATAATCTATATTTGTCCTTAACGTGGGAGGAATACCTAATGGATATTGCATTGTAATAATTAACATAACTTTCCAATGTCTTCCGTTCATAAAAAGCAAGCGCATCATTTTATCTCTGGACCAAGAGTTGTCATATAAACAATCATCTAAAATAACAAATGCTCTAGGGTCAATAGTGCTTTTCTTATATGCTTCCATTTCTTTTTTAATTTGTTTCAACACATTTCTTTGCCTTTTTAATATATTTTCAATAATTGCTGTATTATATTCATGGTGAATAAATAACCGTGGCACCATTTTTGAGTAAAACCCGTTTCCTTCTTCTGTTCCTGAAATTACAGAACCTATCGGTATATCTTGTTGATAATATAACAAATCACGCACTAGAAAACTTTTACCAGTATCACGCTTACCTATTAAAACAACTACAGGCCCTTTTGATTCGTTTGATTTAAAACTTATATTTTTCATATCAAACTTTTTTAATTCTAAAGTCATACTATTATAATTTAAAAATAAAATATATATATATTCAACGCATAAAATGGAATATAACTCAAATAATGAAAATAATGAAAATAGTGAAAATAGTGAAAATAATTACACATTATTTTTTGATGGATGTAGTAAAAATAATCCAGGGTTATCGGGTGCAGGCGCTGTGATATACCAAAATAATATTGAAATATATACAAAATCTTTTTTTGTTGGTAAAAATGCAACAAATAATGTTGCAGAATATACTGGTCTTATAATTGGTTTGCAAGAAGCTGTAAAGCAAAACATAAAAAACTTAACTGTAAAAGGTGATAGTTTACTAGTTATAAAACAAATGAATGGTCATTATAAGGTAAATTCTAGTAATATTATACCATTATATAATACTGCAAAAAGTTTTGAAAAGCACTTTGATAAAGTCTCATATTTGCATGTTTATAGAAACGAAAATAAAAGAGCAGATTATTTATCAAACAAAGCCCTACAAAATTATGTATAGTAATAAGTTTAAAACACTCAATATTTTTATAATAAATCACTAATAATGATTAATATTAATTATCAAAAAAGAAAGAATACTGAATTATTTAAATCTTTAGAAAACACTGAATTACTGAATTTATCATTTGCACAAAATTATATTCCTATTTATAAGCGTTTCTTTGTTTTAAATCAGACAAACTATAACAATATAAATTTGAATAATGAATGGTTTATTACGCAAGTAAAAAGCACTGAAACAAATAATTCTAAATTATATAACTGTAAATTGAAAAATATTAATACAGAACAAATACAAAACAAAACTGTGTTTTTTAAATTAGCGCCGTTGATTGATATTTATAAATATCTTGTAGGTAAATATGATGTAACTGATGAAAGTTTATTTAATCTGCCTGTATTAAATTCAAATGAAAATAATTGTAATGCAAAAATGCTTGATGTAAATAATTCTGCTTATGTTGATAGCTTTTTTGTTTTTTTAACTTCTATTTTATTAAATAAATATAATTTTATTCATGGATTAGATTTTTATGGGTCATTTCTTGCTATTAAAAATAATTTTATAGTAAATGTATTTGACGATTTAGAATACTTAAATGAATCTGATTTTTTTAATAAAAATAAAAATGTTTTATTTGATATTGATAACTATGACCATTTATTTGATACTAAAGGTAAATTAACGCCAATTAAAATAGAAAATGTGAATCATACTACTACTTGTATTTCATTACATTCTATCAATGATGATATATTTGATAATGTATTTGATAATAATAATGCTACTATAATGGATAATAATGATTTAGTTGAGATGTCTTTAGATATGATTGAATTAACTCCTAATATTACAGATACTATTAGGTCACAGTCAACATATTCATCTAGAACTTCATATACATCTAATTGTAGTGAGTGTGATTCTGATGAAAACAACACAGAAGTCAAAGATGATGATATGGACGATAGTTCTAATGATGATATGGTTGATAATGATGATGCCGACGATTACGAAGATGATGGCGATGACGAATATGACGACGAAGATGAAGATGAAGATGAAGATGAAGATGACGATGAAGATGATGATGACGAAGAAGAATTAATTAATGTAAATATTAAAAAATTTCCTGTTCAAGTTATTTGTATGGAAAATTGTGAAAATACATTTGATGAATTATTACAGAATGAATTATCAACAGATGAATGGTTATCTGCATTGATGCAAATCATTATGATGCTAATTACATATCAAAAAGTATTCTCATTAACACACAATGACTTACATTTAAATAATATTATGTTTAATTCAACAACAAAAAAATACATTATTTATAAATATAATAAGGTTTTATATAAGGTTCCTACATTTGGACGGTTATTTAAAATTATCGATTTTGGAAGAAGCATTTATAAATTCAATAACCAAGTTTTTTGTAGCGATAGTTTTAAAAAGGGAAATGATGCTGCAACTCAATATAATACAGAGCCTTATTTAAATGATTCTAAACCAAGACTAGAACCAAATTTTAGTTTTGACCTATGTAGGTTAGCGTGTTCTATTTTTGATTATCTTATTAAAGATTTAGAAGAAGTTAAAGATATTTCTAAAATAGCAGACCCTGTAAAAAAACTAATTGTTGAGTGGTGTTTAGATGATAAAGGTACAAATGTTTTGTATAAAAATAATGGGGCAGAAAGATACCCTGAATTCAAGCTTTATAAAATGATTGCACGGATAGTACATAAACATACACCACAGTTACAATTAGAACGGGCGGAGTTTAAAAATTATATTCTAAAATATACACAAGAAAAAAAAATAGATATTGATATAGACATAGATAGTCTTCCAATGCTATAAAACAAAATAACAAAATAACAAAATAACAAAATAAAA